ATCAATATAACTACAATCCATTGACGACAGATGCCGCTCGCGGTCTCTAGTGTCATTACATATGGGGTATGTCTGGGGGTATGTCATAACATTCATACTGTATTTATCTAAGCATATCAATTCAATAGCAGTTTAGTTCAATCCCTTGCCCAGACCACAATGCCGAAACAGTGTTTTAGGGGCACGGGTAGGCGGGGGAGTCCCCCCAAAGTCATAGTCGTAGGCGTATATACCCCCGCCTATATCGCACCGAAAAAACAACTTTCACACTTTTATGCTTGCTATTTTTTACAGGAGGTATAGATTGAAATTATGAAAGTTCACACTACGGAGTTTATCTATGAAATACCTAATATTGTTTATGGTTATTTCGACCCCAGCATTTGCTCAATACGACAGTTACGATTCGTATTCGTCGCATAATTCGTATAACGACAATTCGTATTCGAATAATTCGTATGACGAAGGTGCTGCGCGTAATCAGCAAATGCAGGAAGATGCACGAGAGCGGCAGTATCAACAGCAAATTCAAGATCAACAACGCGAATTGCAACAATATAACGCGCAAACTCCTGCTGAACGGTTTACGTCGCAGTTTGGGGATTGTTATACATGTCGGTAGGGAGTTTTTAATATGTTTGAATGGTTTAGAAAATGGATTTTGCGCGGCGTGGTCTTGCACGAAGATGACAGGACTGTTATTTTGCAAGAAGATTTTGCAACATTAAATTATATTAAAGCGCAAATACAAACGCTAGGAAGGCATAACAAAGACCTGCACAATAGGCTTGTTGACCTAGAAGATGCGCTTAACAGAATGTACGATTATCATCAAAAACAAATTATTGCTCTTGATAATAAGATTGACGATGGATTGAAAAAAAAGAAAATTGTTGCCAAGAAAAAACAAAAACGCAGGAAACGCTGACATGCCGATAGATAATGGAAACACAGTAAGACGAACGATTAGTTTGTCGCGCATGGCTGACAAAATATTATTGGATCGTGTCAAAAAAACGGGATTAAAGATCAGCACGATTATTGAACAGTTGTTGGTGAAAATAGGCGGTGAGAAATGAGCTGGCTCCTCGCACTCGCAACTTTGGTTATCTGCAATGTCATTGAGGGGCGGAGATGAGTAAATCTGTAATCACGCCATCATGCGCTGGATAGCCAAATATGTTTGTCTTAAATGCGGGCATGAAACTTCTTTTTATTGACCTTTCCCCACGCGCCTATGATTGTTTAACGGGTTTAAGCGAACCCCTTGGAGGCACGCAATCGGCTGTGGCTGGATTGTCGAAAGCTTTGGCATTACGTGGGCATGACGTTACGGTTGTGAATGGTGTTGCGGAGCCACGCGAAGTTGAGAACGTTAAATTCATTTCGCAAAGCGAAAAAGTTCAACCCAATGATTATGATATTTTGATTCCCGTTTCTGTGCCGTTGGGTCGCAAATTGAAATCTGTTGGTTGCACAAAGCCGATTGTTTTGTGGGCACATCATGATAGCAATCAACCGGCATGTTTTAATTTGGCAACGCCGGAGGAAAAATCCATTTACTCTGGGTTTGTATTTGTAAGTGAATGGCAAAAGTCGCGTTACGAATTGTCGTTTCGGATATTTGATAAAACCAGAATTATCAGGAATGCGATAAGCGAACCGTTCTTAAATGTTGAGCGTCGTTTACATGATAACATTACGCTTGCTTATACATCAACGCCCTATCGCGGGTTGGATGTGTTGCTGTTGGCGTTTTCGACGATACGAAAACATATACCTGAATGCCGTTTAAAGATATTTTCGAGCATGGCGATTTATGGAGAAACTGACCCTTATGAAGGATTGTATGAAACTGCTCGTAAGTTGGATGGTGTTGAGTATGTCGGCGCATTATCGCAAGTTCGGCTGGCTGATGAATTGGCTGGCATAGATTATTGGACATATCCTTCTACGTTTCCAGAAACGTCTTGCATATCAGCTATGGAAGCTATGGCGGCTGGTTGCGGGATTATATCAACCGAGCTGGGCGCGTTGCCTGAAACGTGTGCCGGGTTTGGGGCGTTGATGGATTTACAACCCGATATTACGCCTATCGTGGCTGGCAGATTTGCAGCGCATGTTGTTAATTCAATAAGTAATCTTTCGTGGTTTGACAGGGAAGGTCAAGTTGCCTACGCGCGTGCGTGTAATTGGGATGCTCGTGCAAAAGAATGGGAAGACTATTTGGGATCTCTGATATGAAGATTATGATTGACCAACCGCATGGCATTGGCGATGTCATGTTTATTCAAAAAATTGTAAAGCGATATGCTGACATGGGATTTAAAGTTGTTTTCCCATTACTTGATCGCCATTATTGGATTGCTTCTTATTTTGAATCCCATCCTAATGTCGAGTATCAAATTTTAGGAACTGACTTTGAGTATTCTAACGAATTTACCAAATTGCATAATGAGACGGCCAATAAACCGTTTACATCGCCCGTCCGTCATTCTGATAAATTTGTGTTTTTACCCATTGGATCTGCCTATCAAGCAATGAACGGTAGCATGATGACATCCAAATATTCGTTTTTGAAGATGGATTGGTCGGATTGGGCAAATTATGTCAAAATTAACCGTTTGCCTAAAAAAGAGGCAGAACTGGAAGAAAAACTAAAAATTGAAGGTTCCTACACATTGGTTAATGGTCATTGCAGTACAGGCGAAATGCAGATTAATACGCAGTTAAATACGGTGTATTTGCGTGAAACTCCAGGTTTTACTTTGTTTGATTGGATTGGCGTTATTGAAAAAGCAGAACGGGTGATTACAATAGATACGTCACTGGTTTTGCTGTGCGAAGTTTTGAAACTACAAAAACCTTTGTATGTCATATCTCGTTACAAACCCGTTAGCTTTGAGCCGATTGTAAATATCTTGAAACTGCCGTGGCATTTTGTGCCTGATGCTGAACATTTGGAAATAACGGAGTAAACATGACCGACAATTTTGAAAAAATTCGTAGCGCAATGGGATTGCCAAACAATCTTGATGGCAATGGAACTGGGTTTGCAGCAAAACCAGCAGCGCCGGATCAGGGGGTTGTTTTTAAGCCAAAGCCCGATGGTACAATTGTTAAGCCAACCGAAATGCCTTCTCAAATGGCAATGAAGATTGGTATTTCCGATAACAAACTTACGCTTGAATTTGAAAAGGAATGCGCCTGGATGCAGTTCGATAAAGCATCTGCATGGAAATTCATTCAAGCTTTAACGGGTTATGCAAGAACGATAACCTAGACTTAACATAAATTTAGTGTTAAGATAACACCCAAATTACCGTTTTTTGGGTTCAAAAGGCGTGCCAAGTCAGTCAAAAGCACAACATAAGATAATGCAAATCGCCGCCCATACAAAAGGTGGATACGCCGGTATTCCGCAGTCTGTTGGTAGAGATTTTACTGATGCAGACAAAAAGCAGTCCAAATTCCAATCCCGTAAATCAAAATTTTATAAGAAGGGAAAATGAAACGGCTCGTTCCAACGCCGTATGATGACCTGCAACCATATCTTGATGTTGTGTATCCTAAGCTTGTTGTTGCGTGTTCGTATAGCTTGGGAAGGTTAAGGGCCGAGGATGTCATTGAATATATTAGAACTAATCATATGCAGATATGGCTGGCTTTTGAGGACGATGATCTGGACGGGTTTATAATAACGCAGATTCTTGAATATCCTGCCGCGAAAGAACTAAGGTTTATTTGTTTGACGGGGGTTCGGGTTGAGGGTTGGCAAGAGTTTATGGAGACAATAGGTGGCTGGATACCATACACAAAGCAGGTCGAGGATTGGGCCGAAAGTATAGGATGCACAATCTCACAGGTAGAATGCCCCGCTCCATGGGAGGTATATCTTAAGGATTATGAATATCGCAGAGGTCACGTTTTGTTGCAAAAGAAGTTAAGCAAAAGGAGTTAAGATGATTAAGTTCACTAACAATGGTTATGTTTTTTACGAACCGTGGATTTGTTATATGGGTGGAGGCGCACCATCCGCGCCTGCAATTCCTGTGCCGCCTCCAGCTGCTTCACCTCCTATTGCAGCTCAAACAATTAATCAATCGTCCGAGGCTACCGCAACAGCTCGTAGTCGGTCCGCTGCTTCGGCTGGTGGGGCGGCGGCGGCCAGTGGAACAGCAGGGCCTCTGGGGGAACAGGGGCTTACGGTTCCACAAAGCACGGCTCAGCAGAAATTGTTGGGGCAATAATGAATTATAACTACGAAGGGTCTCGACAATATGCCGAAAGTTTGGGGGTCACATTTAAAGAACAATGGTTTGAAAATTTTGACCAACAGGCAAAGGCCATGGGATTTAGCCAAGCCCAAGTCTCAGTTTCCATCCAGAACCACCTTTGGGTTGTCGGAAAAAAGTTACTCAATCCTAAAGAATATGTTTTTAAAGACAAAGTTAAGATGGCCTTAAAACTTTTATTGGGAGCAAAGAAATGACGACAGCTTATCGCGATAATCGTAGTCAGAATATATTTACGGGTGGGCTGGAAACATTGATGCTTGATGCTCTTGCTGAATGCACATCCATAGAATTTGATGACAATGGCAGTTATTTAAAATTTGACCGAGATCGTGCTAAAGACATTATTGATGAATATTTAAATCAACGTGTCGTGGGTAGGGGCGGTTAATGGTTGATTCTACGCCTGTTAACAAACCAATTATTAAAGCTGACGGAGCCCCCGTTAGGGCTAATCGTAAGCATATTGTTAAACAAAATACTGATAAAGAAAAAAAAATTGTCGGTAAATTAAATTTAGCAAAACACAACCTTATCCACGGCGTAAGCAGCGGTTCAATCAATAGGGGCGATCATCGTGGGTAAACAGTTATTAAATAAAATAACCAAACAAAACCCTGTGGCAATGCCGAAAAATTCTGTGGGTGCTTTTTACGATCAAGAAAGCCCAACCGTATTAAGTTTGCAGCCAAACGATCCACCTATGAACAAAAAGCCAATAGGTAAAGATTGGCAAGAACTTGAAAAGCATTTAACTGAACGATTAAACGGATTACGAGCATGGCGTTATTCGTGGTGGATGCAAAACTGGTCTGATTTAGCTGAGTTTGAATTGCCTCGTCGTTCTATTTGGTTGACTCAATCTTCTGGCGGTATGCCAACCCCCAATAATATGCTTCGTGGCAGAGAAATCAATAAATCAATTGTTGATCCTACAGCTACTTATGCCGCACGTATTTGCTCTGGCGGCCTTGTATCTGGCTTGGTATCGCCATCGCGGCCTTGGTTTAAAATGGTTTCGGCGATTGCCCATAAAGATCTTGATACCGCTGGCCGTCAATGGATGGACGAAACTGAAGATCGTTTTTATAAAATATTGGCTGCTTCTAATTTTTATGAATCTGAAGCCCAGGAAAAAGAAGATGTGGTTGTTTTTGGGACAGCCCCATGTCTTATTTATGAAGATCAAAGAGACATTATTCGTTGTTATAATCCTTGCATTGGCGAACATTATTTAGGGAATGATGGATCAAATAGAGTTGATACATTTAACCGTCAATTTCTACAAACCATTTTACAAACCATAGACTTTTTTGGCAGTCAGACTCCTCCTGACGATATTAAAGCTATGTGGTCACAAAAAGGTTCTGCGTTAGATCAGGAACGCACTATATCACATTCTATTGAACCAAATTTTGCTGTTGGAAAAGGAAAAATTGGTAAAGTACCTGGCGATTTTGCGTGGAGAGAAGTTTACTGGGTGTGGGCTTCTGGCAGCAAAGAACCTTTATCAATTCGTGGGTTTCATGACCAGCCGTTTACGGTTGCTCGTTGGTCAACACAATCAAACGATGCTTATGGGCGCAGTCCCGGTATGGACGCTCTCCCTGATGTTATTCAGCTCCAAGTTATGACACGCAGATTAGCGGAAGCCATTGAAAAGCAGGTTCGTCCACCTTTGTTGGCGGACATGTCAATGAAGAATCAACCATCGTCGGCATTGCCTGGCCATGTTACATATGTGCCTAAACTTGATGCAGGAACGGGTATGCGTTCCATATATCAAGTTAATCCTGATGTGGCGGCAATGTCGGCAAACATTGCGGCGATTGAGCAACGTATTAAAGTAGCTTTTTTTAATGATTTGTTTTTGATGCTAGAGCAAGGTGCTGGTTCTGATCGTATGACGGCATACGAAGTGGCACAAAAAGTTCAAGAAAAATTAACTGTACTTGGGCCTGTTATCGAAAATATGCTTGGGGTTTTAAAGTTAAAACTGAAACGTATTTACGGAATTTTGCAACGCAAAGGTTTTATAGATCCACCGCCCCCTTCGTTAAAGGGTGTGCCTTTGGGCGTCAATTTTGTTTCTATGTTGGCGTTGTCTCAAAAAGCTGCTGCTACAGGAGGATTGGAACGTTTGGCTGCTTTAATTGGCAATATGGATCCTATATATCCTGAAATTAAAAATATTCTTGATGCTGAACAATATGTTCGTGTTATGAACGACCTTCTTGGCAACCAGCAGCGCATCATTCGTTCGCCAGATCAATATAAACAGATTAACGATATGCAAGCTAAGGCTGCTCAGGCAACGGCTAAGATGCAAGCAATGCAGCATGTTGCGCAAACAGCCAATATAGCCGCACAAGCTGGACAAACTCTTGCAAGTACAGATATAGGCGGCGGCGCTAATGCGCTTTCTCAGTTATTAGGAACCGGAGCGAATGGTGGGTAAATGACCGAAGAAAAACAAACTGAAATTTTAAAACGTTTTATCGACGGATTGACAAAATCTAGTGGTGCTGCGGCGCAAATGGTTCATTCGCATCAAGATCCACGATTTTTGCCAATTAAAGAAAAGCTTATAGCGGTTCGGGATAAAGCAATTAATATGGCCATTAAAGGAAGCGGCATAAAGGTGGAAAATGTCAGTAGGCATTAATGCAACAGATGCAAAAGATAAATCTCTTACACCCATTACTGAAAGAGAAACATTTGAGTTTTTTGTTGAAGGTTTAAGACAAGCATCCTCTGCGGCTATGCAAATGTCTCGTTTGCAAAATCACCCAATTTGGGCTGATGTCAGCGAACTGTTGGACGAAATCCATAATCATGGCGTTAATTTATGGAAATCAAAACCAATGTCTCGTTTTGATGTGTTGCAGATGATAGATGGCAAACAAAAAAAATCCGTTGCTGCTCTTGATGAAAGCCGTCCGCAAAAGCTTATTATTAACTAATGCCAAAAGAACGCAAATCAGCTGAAATTATTGCGTTAACAGAATCTCATCTTCCAACGGGTGATACGCCTACATCCATTATTTGCTTATTGGAAAACCTTAATCAAAAAGCAGAGCGTGGTGAATTAGTCGGAATGTGTGTAGCTTATATTGAAAGCAACGGGCATGTTTTTACCCATATATGCCACGGGTCTTCCACATGGTCACAAATTGTATCGGCTGTAACTGCATTGTTTCATGACATCAATGTTAAATGGTCAAAATTATGATTGAAGAAGAAGATCAATATAATGCTGACGACAAAGAACAAGTTAATAGGGCACGCAAAAAAGCTGCTCGCGCAAAAATACAGAACGACGAAGTTATACGTGGGATCATGTCCGTTAAAGAAGCACGCGCATGGATATACCATATACTTGAAGCCAGCTATATGTTTGGAAATCCTATTGTCCGTGGAGATTCTCACGAAACTTATTGCAATATCGGAATGGCTAACCTTGGTAAAATGATTTGGATGGAAATTGAAGAAGCCGCTCCTGAGCTTTGTATAAAAATGCGTAAAGAAGCAGGGAAAAATGAAGATATTGAGTCCTAGAGAACAGCAAGTCATGGTGCTTTTGGCAAACGGATTAACGTGTCAAGAAGCTGCACAAAATCTCCAATTGGAAATAACAACAATAAAAACTCATGTTCTATCTGTAAGAAATAAAATTGAAGCCCGTAATATTCCGCACGCTGTTGCAATTTTAGTTTCTAATGGTTCATTGCATATTTAATATGCATCATGCTTCCGTAGGATATTAATGAGTATAAATTTTCTATATAATACTTAACCATGACTGAAGAAGTGGTTAATGTTACGGCACCTGAGCCAGTACAATCTGCTCCTGTTTTATCAACAGAGAGCGCATCGGCATCTATGGATACCGTACTGGGCAGTGACGTTGTAGATACAGCACCAGCTGATGTAAAAACCGAAGTATCTACAGAAATTAAATCTGATAATAAATCTGATGTTTCGACAGAAATTAAAACTGAACCAAAAGATTTAAAATCTGAAGTTAAATCGGACATTAAGGTAGATGCTAAACAAGATTCTGCTGATGGCGCTGAAAAAGCGACTGAGGCAAACAAAGAGGAAAAGAGCAACCAGTCTGATGAACCAGCTCCGTTGCCGTCCTATGAGCCGTGGAAGTTTCCTGAAAATATGACTGTTGACCAATCCCAATTGGGAAAAGTTAACAAGATGTTTGCTGAATTTGAACTTGAGTCTAAAGCAGACCATGCTTTAGTTCAAAAGTTTGGACAGAAAATTATTGATCGTCATATTGAAAGTGTACAAGCGGTTGTCGAGAAAATTGCGGAAGCTTACAAAAAATCGTGGCAAGACCAAACAAAGGGTTGGTACGATTCTTTTGTTAAAGATCCTGAAATTGGCGGAAATCGTAAAGACGAGACTGCTGCTGCGGCACGTGAATTTATTCGTCGTCATGGTGGAAGTGAAGAACAACAAAAGGAACTTAGAACGCTTATGCAAACAACGGGCATTGGCAATCATCCAGCTGTTATTCGCGCTTTTGCTAAAGCTACCGCGAATCTTTCTGAGCCTACGGCTGTCCCTGCTGGAACTCCACCCGCTCAACAAGTTTCGCGCAAACAAAGATTTTACGGGAAGAAAAGCTAACACTTCTCGAAGTAATTATCGCCCTTTAGCAAGGCATAACTGGAACGATGTGAATCGTCCCATCCCTTAGAAGGAGCTAATAATATGGCTGGTGCATTTAGCTATAACGTCCTACCAAATCTCGTTGATTGGGCACGGAGCGTCGATCCCGATGGTGCAGTTGCTGACATTGCAGAATTGCTTTCTCAATGCAACGAAGTCCTGAAGGATATTATCTGGAAGGAAGGCAATCTTCCTCTTGGCCACAAAATCTCGGTTCGTGCTGGTTTACCGCAAGGTACATGGCGCGGCAACAACCAAGGTGTTGCGTCCACCAAACCCCTCCAAGCTCAGTTCCAGTTTGCCATTGGCGAATTGGTTGATTACAGCTTGGTAGATAAGTCTGAAGCATCCCTGAATGGTGACGTAGAGGCTTTCCGTTTGTCGCAAGACATGGCGCATATTGAAGGTCTTAGCCAGCAGATCGCTTCAGCTTTGTTCTATTCAAACGAAGCCACGAACCCACAGCAGTTTACTGGTCTTGCACCTCAGTATAATACGATTACGTCTTCAAACGCGAAGAATGCCGTAAACGTACTTAATGCTGGCGGTACAGCATCAGCCAACGCTTCTTTGTGGCTTGGTGGGTGGGGCGACGAAACTTTGTTTGGTATTTTCCCCAAGGGTTCGCCAGCCGGTCTTCAGTATGAAGACAAGGGTGACGTTCGCGCTCTTTACGATACGAACGGCAACCAGTTTGAAGGTTACACCAGCTATTTCTGCTGGAAGTGCGGCCTAGCTGTTAAGGATTGGCGCTATACGGTTCGTATCTGCAACATTGATACGACTACAAACGCAGGCGGCCTGTTCTCAACGACACCTCCTGACTTGTTTGCTTTGATGTCGCGTGCAGTTGTTAAGTTGCCTACCCTTACTCGTCGCGCTTCTGGCATTACTGAAAGCGACAGTCCTCGTGAACCGGCTCCTGGTATTAACCCAGCTTGGTATTGCAACCGTACTGTTCGTGAAAACTTGGATATCCAAGCTATTCGCGACAAAAACGTTTTGTTGTCGAGCAAGGACTTTGCAGGCGATCCCGTATTGGCCTTCCGTGATATCCCCATCCGTGTGGTCGATGCTTTGACCAACACTGAAGCAACACTGTCGTAAGGAGAAATCTAATGTACTTGGATAATAGTTTGTCTTTCAATACGGCGGTCAACACTGTACTAGCAATCGCTAATACAACCACAACCTCCACCATCATTGATATTACGGGTGCTGGCTCAGGCAATGCTCCTTCAATGATTAATGGTTTCCCTGCAACCAATACTGCAATCGGCGTTGATTACGGTGTTGGCGATGGAATGGCACAACCTTATGTTGTCGTAACGATTAATACCGTCACGACAGTAACCGGCACCATGACTATCACCTTGCAGGCTGCTCCTGATAACGGTTCGTATGGTCAAGGCACTTACACTACCATTTACACGTCCGCTGCGCTTTCTGGCAGTACGATGCTGTACGCTGGTTCTGTTTTGTACTTTCCTGTACCGTCTACCTTGGCAGCTATGGGCGAAGCACTTCCTCGCTTTTACAAGCTTGTTTACACGGTATCGAACACGACCATTACCCTTAGCGTCAATTCGTTTATGACGCTAAATCCTCCAAGCTTTGCTGGCACAAAAGCTGGTTTGCTGGGCAATCAATACGCAAACAATTACATCGCTGGTTAATACGCATACCCCGTGGCCAGAAATGGTCACGGGTTTTTCTAAACAAAGGAGACTTTATGGTTCAGCTTTTTACAGCGCCTCCCGTTCAAAAACGCGATCCTGCTATTCCGCAAGATCGTCCTGTTTATCGTATTCTTAATGAACAGGGATTTTTTGGCCCAGATGACACGCTGCATCCATCGGGCGAACTCATTGTTCTTTATGATACGCCGAACGAGGATATGGAGCCAATGAATGAACTGGCGCAAGAAGCGTTTGAAAAATATGTTGATTCTTTGGAAGAAAGCGCACGCATTGTAGCTGAGCGCAATGGTCGTTATTATGCTGGTCGTCCACGCACTAAAGATGAAATGATTGCCAACGCTTCAGAAGATGCTCGTCGTTTGCAAACGGTTCAAAACCCTAATGGTGTTAAAATTATGGGCGCTAAAATGAATAGCAAGAAGCGTATTCAAAAAGTTAGCCCAGAAACAACTTCTGAATTTGTTGGAAACAATGAAGAACGCGCTTCTAAAATCGAAAAACTTGGTTAATCTAAATGGTAATGTCCAATCTTGTTGATGGTGCAAAATCAATGTCTGAAAAACCAAAAAAGAAATGGATGAAAAAAGCGGTTCCTGAAAGCCATAAAGGAATTTTTACGGCTAAAGCAAAAGCTGCCGGTAAATCCGTTCATGAATATGCTGAAGAAGAAAAAAATGCACCAGGTAAGCTTGGAAAAGAAGCTCGTTTAGCTGAAACGTTTGAAAAAGAAGCACATAAGAAAAAGCACGTTGGGGCTAAGACTCTTATGAAATCTATGTATGGAAAGGTTAAAAAATGAGCAGCAGAGCTGAACGCATGTACGGCAAATCTCCTACGATGAAACGTGGAGAAGACGGAGATATGGAAATTAGCCGTATTGAAAAAGATTCCAAAAAAGCTGGCAACCATGAAACCATGAAAGAAGCCGATAATCATGAAGTAATGCCAGCACATGTCCGCCACGTCAAAGAACGCCATGATATGCATTCTCGTCATGAACACGAACATGCTATGCATGATGCCAAAGGTCATACTGATAAAAAAGAAATGCATACTCGTCACGAAAAAGAAATGAAAGAAATGCATTCTCGCCATGAAAAAGAGCTTGGCGAACCCGAACATCAAAAAGAAATGCAATCGCACGAAAAGAAAGACAAAATCATAGACAAAGCCACCAAGGGTGGCGAAAAAGAAGGGAATGATTAATCATGGCAACACTTCCTATTGGTAACGAACTAGTAATCGTACAGGGTATTTCTGGAAACGGTTATCCTGCGGCCACGACTGAGCAATTCAGTCTTACGCAAATCACTAACTTTGAGGGCAGCACGTATTTTGCCAATAGCGTTTCGGTAACTTCGACTACGCTTATTACGTCAAGCGGCATGTCAGTTATTTTGCAAGCTGCTGGCGTTTATGTTTTTGACGTTTATTTGTCGGTAACTAACGGTGCATCTGGCGGTCTAAAGCTTCAATTTACTGGCACTGCTACCGCAACAACTTTGTCTGCTGATACTTGGGCCTACAATACCGCTACGGTGGCCGCACAAGGTAACATTACGGCTCTGTCAAGCAATCTTCTGGCTTATACAGGGGCAGTTACCACAGTTAACATTACAGGTACGATTTTAGCTGCAACAACAGGAACTTTTGCGCTATCTTTCTCTCAAAATGTCAGCAACGCAACGGCTACTACGCTTAACGCAGGCTCTAATTTCTGGGTTGATAGGTTGTCGTAAAGAGGATTTTAATGGAAAATGTAAGGCTCTATGTTAGCGTGGCCAGCAATAGAGATTGGAAGGGCAAATTTGGCTCTTCCCTTGTAGGACTTATGTCCTATTTGATGACAACTGGCATTGGCGTATCTGGGTATAAACTCCAAGATGTTCAGTTTCGTTCATACGGCCAAGTTAGCGTTCTTCCTATAGCCCAAGAAAAATTTGTCGATGAGATGATTAATGGGAATTACACCCATTGGTTATCTTTAGATGACGATATGACATTTCCTAACAATATTGTTGATCGTCTTATTCAGCATGATAAGGATGTTGTGACAACAAATTATCGTCACAAAACTATGCATGATATTAATGAAGTTAAAGGCATTTTGTGTGACATAAACGGCAACCGTTTGGATTCAACTGGTAAGACAGGATTGCAAGAAGTCGCTTCTATGGGCGGGGCAAGTTTTTTGGCTCGCGTGTCGTCTTTTAGAGAAATTCCTAAGCCTCGTTTTGAAATCCGTTGGCTTGAAGAAAAACAAGATTATGTTGGATCGGATATTTATTTTTCGACACTTTTACGTGTGCATGGCGTCAAAATGTTCTGCGATCATGATTTATCGCAAGAAATTGGGCATATTGGCGAATATGAATATATGTTTCCAAAAGTAACAAATGTGATTCCAGTAGAGCATGTGGCTGAAGATATCCGGCCTATATCTGTTGATGAAATTGAAAATCTTGCGGCTTAGGGGTTAAATATGAAAATGCCAAAATTGGTTGATATGGCGCGAAGCCTCGAAGATGAACAGTCAATGGGCGTTCCATTTGCTCTAGGCGAATCTGTTCCCAAATATCCTTATGGCCTTCAAATTACGCTTTGTGATGCTGAACTTGAAAAGCTTGGCTTGGATGAAAATTGCGAAATTGGCGATTTGATTCATTTGTTTTGTATGGCGGAAGTTACGGGAATTAATACTGAACAAAATGAAGACGGCGAAAAATGCCGCGTTAGTCTGCAAATCAAATTTATGAGTTGTGAGAACGAGCAGGCAGAAGAAGCCGAAGTTGAGCGTGATGAAATGCCCAAAAAGAAACTCAAAGGTCGTGGCAATAAAGGTCGCAACCTGTATTATTAAGCAGGTGAAGCATGACATCAGCATCCAGCCAATTAAGTCTATGCCAACGATCTTTGATGGCAATAGGCGGCAAATCAACCATAAGCAGCGTATTTCCTAGCGATCAAAGTGTTGCCGCAAATGCTTGCAATCTTTTGTATCTTCCCACATTTCAATCTTTAGCGCGAACTGCTTGGTGGAATTGTTTATCTCAACAAGCTTCATTGTCAATATTGGGAGCGGCAGCAGGTACGCCTGAAGGTGGAACTACTGGCTATGGTTTAACCGTTCCTACACCTTGGCTTTATATGTATGCAGCCCCTACTGACATGCTTAAAGCACGAGCTATTGTTCCTACGTATCCGGCCCAGTTAAGTGGCACGAATTATACAACTGGTAGTGTTCCAGCGCCCATCTATTTTCGGGGTCGCGGTCAAATTCCTTTTAAGGTTGCTTACAGCACAAATGCAAGCGGAAGTCCTATTAGCGTTATCTTGACCAATCAAGATCAGGCTCAACTTAATTATATTGTTAATCAACCAATCCCAACAATTTGGGATTCGCAATTTGAAGCTGCATTTGTGGCGTCTTTGGCGGCCTTTTTATGCCCTGGCATTGCTATGAATTTGCCGTTGATGCAAATGCAAGCTCGGTTGGCTGAAGAAATTATTATGCAAGCCAGGACGGCTGATGGGAATGAAGGCAGCAACTGTCAAGATCACGTCCCTGACTGGATATCCGCAAGAAATGGCGGCTCTGGTGGATGGGATGTTTGGCAAGGCGTAGGGTATGACAACATTAATTGGGGATTTAGCCTATGCTAACCACTATTCAAAACAGCTTTTCGTCAGGCGAACTTAGTCCTTCGGTTTTTGGCAGAACGGATCTTCAGAAATATCATTCGGGGGCTTCTACTTATCGTAATTTCTTCGCCAATTATCGTGGAGGAGCCGCGTCACGCGCAGGCACTGCGTATTGCGGAATGTGTAAGCAAAACGCCCCTAATGTTGGTGGCACAATATCTAGCTATCCACCACGGTTAATTCCTTTTCAATTTAACATTGACCAAGGTTATGCGCTGGAATTTGGTGATGAATATATGCGCATCTTGTCTGATGGCGCATACGTTTTAGAAAGCGCCGTTACTGTAACAAGTGTCAGTTCCGCTGGACTATTTACAGCTACGGCTCATGGTTATCGTGTTGGCGATTGGATTTATGATTCTGGAAATACGGGTTTTAGCGGATTAGTTTGGGTTGTTACAGCGAAAACCACCAATACTTTTAATGTTCAAGATCTTTTTGGAAATAACGTAACTTCGGCAACCGCTTCTACTGGCGGCACGGTTGCCCGTATTTATACTGTGACATCTCCATACGCTGCTGTAGATTTGCCTTATTTAAAATATACTCAAAGCGCGAACACAATGTCTTTGACATGTGTTTCTTATGTTAATGAAAGTTCACCCTATGATTATCCGCCCTATGATCTTCAGCGTGATGGGGCGACAAATTGGGTTTTTACAGAAGTAACATTTGCTTCTTCTATATCTGCTCCTACTGGTGCTTCCGCTACAGCTAATTCTTCCACAACTGCGACAACTTATTATCAGTATGTTGTTACGGCTGTTGCTTCCGATGGCGAAGAAAGTATCGCTTCAAATGTAGCTCAATGTTACAATAACGACATATCAATATACGCAGGTAGCAATACTATTACGTGGTCAGCCGTGACCGGGGCTACAAGCTACAATATATATGAAGCAACGCCTTCGTATGGAACCGCGCAACCTTCGGGAGTTCTTTTTGGTTTTGCCGGGACAAGTTTATCGACAAGTTTTGTTGACACAAACATTCAACCTGATTTTACGACTGTCCCCCCTCAGCATCAAAACCCTTTTACAGGGACGGGTTATTACCCCGGATGCGTAGCGTATTTTCAGCAACGTCGCGTTTATGCAAGTACAATTGATAATCCAGATACGTATTACATGAGCCAGCCAGGGGCTTTTCTTAATTTTGACTATGCCATACCTATTGCCGATTCTGATTCAATAACTGGATCACCGTGGGCGCAACAAGTTAATGGCATTCAATTTCTTGTTCCCATGCCAGGTGGGTTAGTTGTTTTGACAGGTTCTGGGGCATGGCAATTAAATGGTGGTAATAGTGCAGCTATTACACCGTCAAGTCAGGACGCACAGCCCCAAGCATATAATGGTTGCAATTCAACCGTCCCGCCTATCGTGGTTAATTACGATATTTTATATGTGCAAGCCAAAGGATCAATCGTAAGGGATTTGTCTTATAATTTCTTTGTTAACATTTATACTGGAACGGACACTACTGTTCTTTCAAACCAATTGTTTACTGGTTATGAGATCATTCAATGGGCTTATGCTGAGGAACCGTACAAACTTATATGGTGCGTCAGAAATGACGGCACTATGTTATCTTTTACATACCTTAAAGAACAAGATGTTTATGCTTGGGCAAGACACGACACCAATGGATTGTATGCCAGCGTTTGCACTGTTGTAGAGCCACCTGTAGATGCTTTGTATATTGTAACGCAGCGTTTGGTAAATGGTGTTTACGTTTATTATTCAGAACGCATGAATAATCGTTTGTGGCAAGATGTTGGTAGTTGCTGGTGCGTTGATGCAGGGCTCACTTTGGCTTTAAATTATCCATCAGCTACAATTTATGCAGCATCGGCAAACGGAACAAGTAATATATCAAGTACCCTCGTGGCTTTTGGAGGAGAAGGATATACAGCACCTACTGCTGTTGCGCTCGACGCCAGTGGGCAAGGTTTTGGGGCTACTTTTAGTGTTACGGTTGTTGCTGGTGTTATCACAGCAGTTACTCCATTAACTCAAGGCCAAAATTATACATTAGGTGAAACCAGTATATTAATATCCGATAGTACAGGTTCGGGTGCGGTTGTCAGCGCCGTAATTACCAATAATGTTGTTTTCACAACTTCATCTTCGGTTTTTTCTTCTGGCATGGTTGGGGATGTTATTAGAACTGGCGGTGGGGTGGCTACAATTACGTCTTATACGTCAGGAACAAGTGTTACGGCCAACATAACGACACCTATAACTAAAACTATTCCCAATGACCCGAATAATACGCCAATACCCCAAATATCAGGGAACTGGTCAATAGGAACGCCAACAACGTCTGTGAGCGGGTTAAATCATTTAAACGGTTTGGAAGTTTCTATATTGGCGGATGGCGCTGTCGTTCCCAGTCAGACTGTTGTTAACGGCACCGTGACATTGCCTCTGGCAGCCTCCCAAATAACCGTAGGATTGCCGTACACGTGTCAATTACAAACTATGTACCTTGACCCACCAGGACAAAAAGACACGCCCCAAGGCAAACGTAAGTCAATATTTGGCGTTACGGCGCGTATGGAGGCATCAAGGGGCATTTCAATTGGTGTTAATCAGCCTGATGCATCCACCCAGCCAAATAATGCTAATATAACGTGGACGGGTCTTTATTCATCAAGAGAACGAAATGCTGCTGTTATCCCTGGTAATTCAGTGCCATTATATACTGGCGATGAATATATTGAAGCTCCCGCCGATTGGGAAACAAACGCACAAATTGCTATTCAAACGCAGTACCCCCTTCCTATAAACCTTAACAGCCTTATTGTTTGGTATGAAATGGGGGATACGAGTGATTAATATTTGTAAATGTACCGTATCGCGCCTTGAATCTGCACCAAATTTTTCAGATTTATTGGCTGAATATGCGACTGAACTTGTTGTGGACGGCGCACCCCCGTTTTCTGCTAAGATGGAAATGTATTATAACCTTGAAAAATTGGGTTCTTTGCAGGCGATTGGTGCGTTTTTGGACGATAAATTAGTCGGTTTTGTAACTGTTTTAATATCTATTTTCCCTCATTGCGGGGTTCTTATGTCCGTCACTGAAAGCCTTTTTGTTGCTAAAGAGCATCGTAAAACAGGCGCTGGTCTTAAACTTATTCGCGCTGCTGAAGAATATGCCGCAGAAAGACAATCTCCATGCCTCTTTATTAGTGCCCCCTTTGGTGGTAATCTAGCTGAAGTTTTACCCCATATAGGGTATGTTGAGACTAATCGTGTGTTTTTCAGGAAATTAACGAATGTCTAATGCAGTGGCTGAGCGTCGCATAGATACTATGAGTGAAGTGACGATTGCCAATGTTCGTCGTCTTGAGGCTTTTGTTGGTCAATTACCACAAACCTTAATTCCGACATCTCATTTGATTCACGCTGGAATGTATTCACGAACGATTATGGTTCCAGCTGGTGTGACAATAGTTGGTTCGCTTATGAAGATTCCAACATTACTAATTTTGAGCGGTGATTTTGTTATTTATATTGATAACGAACCCATTGAATTGCATGGGTACAATGTATTCTCTGGGAACGCCAACCGCAAACAAGCTGGATATGCGATAGGTGACACTTACGTTACAATGGTCTTCCCAACGAGCGCAAAAACGGTTGAAGAAGCTGAAGAAGAATTTACGGATGAGACGCACCTTCTATTCTCGCGCAATGAAGACGCCATCAATCATGTTACCATTACGGGGAAGTAAATAATATGTCGGGTGGAACTGTATCTGCCGCTGGAATAGCCGCCGCCGCTGGTGGGGCTGGTACCTTTGGAACTGCCACAGCAGCTATTGGAGCTAATTTGGGGGCTATAGGTGCCATCACATCCATAGGAGCTGCTGGGTTGGGTACAGTTGGTGCCATACAACAAGGAGAAGCCACATCTGCCACAGATAAATCCAACGCCCAGATAGCTGCTAATAATGCTATTATAGCTACACAAAGCGCAAATTACGCTGGGGCAGCTGGCACAGCACAAGCCGAACAAGCTGGGCTTCAGTCACGCGCAAAACTTGGGGCCATTGTTGCTAACGAAGGCGCATCTGGCGTTGATATTAATTCAGGGTCAAACTTACAAGTACAATCGTCGGCTCGCCAACTTGGAGAATTAAACGCCATTACAATCCGCTCTAATGCTGCTCGAACGGCTTATGGGTACCAAGTCCAAGGTGCCAATGATACGGCGCAGTCAAATTTAGACACTTCTTCTGCAGGCCAAGCTGAAACAGCCGGAGACATTGGAGCGGGTTCTTCTGTGCTTGGTGGGTTGGGAAGTGCTGCTAGTAATTACGCTAAATTTACCACGAATGGTGGCCGCAGTGGTTTTTAGCGGTTCTGTTGCTCCTACGGTAGATTCTAGTTTTGGCACCGTTGGTTCTGGTTCAGCTTATCCAAGTCAATAGGTAAATCATGGCTGGCCCAAAACCTCAAGATGTTTATCAAGGTTATAACGCAAGCCCATCGGGTATTGCGGATACGGATTCACCTGCTGGTCGTGGGCCGCGTTTTGAGGTTCAAGCCAATCCGAATGATTTCGGTGCAAATGTAGGACAGGCGTTAGAGCAAGCGGGTAAAACTGGTGAGCAATTAGGAGATGAAGCGAGTGATTTAGCTACGCATTTTGCCCAAATGTACGCTGACTCGTCTGCGCGTGACGGCGTAACAAATGCGTCTAAAGAATTATCTGATGCGGAATTGGCTTTTAGACAAAACAAAGGCAATAATTCCGTAAACGCTTATAAAACTTTTCAGGATAGCGTTTCTCAAATTCAAGAAAAATACGCCAATTCTATGCCAAATTTGGCGGCGCAGAATAAATTCAAAGACGATTTTTCGCATGAAGCCAGCAGTGCTATTTTTCGTTCTGGTGCTTATGTTGCAGATCAAGCCGAATCCGCACAACTCACCTCATTAAAATCTTCTATAGATAATAATGCCAATCAGTTTGCGCTTAATGCAAACAACCCTACTGCGTCTACTTATATTGATAAGATTAGAAATGACACGGCTGATTTAGCTGACCATCAAGGTATTACTGATCCATCTGCGATTGCTGGTATGTCGGCAAAACATATAGGCACAGCAATATCAGGTGCTATTAACTCAAATATTCGTACTAGCCCAGATTTGGCGCAATCTATAGCCAATAAATATCTGAATGGTTCATACCAAGCTGTTGGCGTTGATAAGGACGGCAATCAAGTTGTAACGAACGTGCCTTATGTTGATGCGCAACAACGCACTGAAATTACCAATGCTATGCAACAAGAATTTGTGCGTCAGCAAAATCAGACGATACAGGATGCAAAAGAATATGCGGTAACAGGAGACAATTATAATAAAGCCGCTGTTGTTGGTTCAATGCAACGCGCAGGAAGAAGTCAGGATGATATAGATGCCATGACGCATCATCTTGATAATATGCAAACTAGTTTTGGCGCAGAGCAGGCGCGTTATGATTTAAACCAAGCCTATAAGAATGACGAGGCTCTAGCTTACGCTGGGAAATCCCCAGTCGGCGTTTATGATCCTGCTACAGTTCAAAAAGCTTTTAGAAAAGATCCAGATAAAGCACAAGACTTTCTAAACCAAGTAAATCAGCTTCATCAGGTTGCCGGTTTTGTTGGCGGGATGCCCACACGAACGCCTGCTCAAAATCAGGCGGCATTAGATGCGTTTGCCCCTCACGGCATGTCGATTGCCGATTCCATTCATCAACAAGAATCTGGCGGTAAAGCGAACGCTCCTGCTAACGGAGTTTCTGTAGGTGGATGGCAGATTACTCCCGGAACCTTTGCACAATACGCCAAACCTGGTGAAGATATAAACAACCCCAAAGATAATGAGGCGGTTGGTCATCGCATTATTGATGATCTATCAAGCAAGTTTAACGGCGATCCAGCAAGAATCGCGGTTGGGTATTTTTCTGGTGCTGGAAATGTTGCTCCTGCCGGAAGCCCTACGCCTTGGATAAATAATACATCAGATAAGAACGGTAAAAGCGTTTCTTCTTATGTTGCTGATGTCACTGGACGCATGAGCGGTTCGCAGAACTTCGGTGAGCAGTCAAATTTGTATGGCAAAATGCAGAAAGCGGCTCAGGACTATTATAAGCAACTAGGTGATGATCCCGCTGGCATGATAACTAGCAATGATACTAAATTAAGCAATCAATTCCAAGATGCTGTTCAGGATACCAAGAACCCGCAGAAGATGGTTAATTACGTTAATGCTGTTGCGGCTCGTCAGGAAGCCCTACAGGTGCCAGAAGTTAATCGTTCTGTTTTGCCAAAAGCTTATGCTGCGGCAATTCAGAATGATTTAACTGCGAATCCAGAGCAGGCTCCAGACAAGCTTGCGAAGATGGCAAGGAATTACGGAAATACATGGCCCCAAGTTTATAAGTCACTCGGCCTGACGTTCCAACAGCAAACTCAGGCACACACGGCAGAAGACCCGATGATGGCGCAGTATGGCGCAATGGATGCTAAACTTGGTTCGGATGATTTGACGAAGGGTAAAACAGACGAATTTATTATGGGCGGTAAAGAAAATCTTACGGCAATGAAAGATGCCGTGACCAGCAATACTGATTTACAATCTTTTATGTTGTCGATGCGTAGATCGGGTGCAAGCCCACAATATCTACAGCAAATACAAGACCAAGCCGAACATATGTCTATGGCGATTAAGTTTTATGACCCAGCAGCCGGAAGTATTAAAGATGCTACCAATAAGGCTGTTGCTGCAATGACGCATGGTTATGGCTATCTGCCATCAGGAGATCGCGTTCCCTTAAATAGAATTGATAGCATATCTACAAACACCCAGTTTTATCAGCAGCACATTGGGGATCTAGTATCTCCGCAACAATATGTGCCGCCAACTTATGCTTCAAGAGAACACTATATCCAAGATTTACAAACATCATCTTCTTTTTTAACCGATGAGGCCAATCAAAGATTACTGATGATCGACAATCATGGGCTTCCTGTTCTTGGTTTGGACGGTAAGCAAATATCTGTTGGCTTTAATGATGCTGCTATGCGGAAGCCTGTCGTGCGTCCACCAGATTTAACTGTGCAACCCAATCAATACTTGGGACGTGGTGAAATTCCAGTCAAGGGTTCATTGGCTGATAAAGCGCCTAGCTTCTCCGAAATTCCAGGTATTGCTGAATCGGCAGGGAAGAAAGTTGCTTCTGGTGTTGAAAATCTTGCTGCAAAAGCGAAAGAACGTGAATCCCAAGGCGGTTTGGCTGCGACACCCAATCAATACTTGGGACGTGGTGAAATTCCAGTCAAGGGTTCATTGGCTGATATTATTAACGAGGCGATTAAATAATGTATATCCCTGATGGTACACCATTTCAGATGCCGCAAGAGAGCGCTGCTTTTGATTTCCAGAAAGAGTCTCCAACATGGACTGGATTGACTGGGAATAATATAGCCTCAGACTTTACGAATAAAGCTGGATCGTTCGTTGCGGAGAACGTAGATACAGCTATAGACGCCACATCTAATGCGCTTGGGTTCAATCTTCCGAAGTCTCAGAAAATATCTGCCGAACAAATTAATTCCTCGGCTCCGATTGGCAATGACGGCAAGCAGGTTCATATTACTGATGAGCCGATGTATGAGAATGTCGCCAATATGATTACTAAGGATAAACAGCGAGAATTAGTTAATGAGGATATGAATGCTCGTTATAGTAATACGCATGGATTATTGCCGACATTGGCATCTGGCGCGGCTGCAACGTTAGCCGATCCTGCCAGTATCGCTGCAATGGCATACGGAGGCGCGATTCTCAGCAGCAGCAAGGTTTTAGCTGGCCTTGGTGCTTTGGGCGTTGATACAGCCACTACAGCAGCCAGAGTGGGCGCGAGGGTAATATCAGGCGCTGTTGGCGGCGCGGCTTCCATGGTGCCTTTGGCCGGAGCGCAATTGGGCATCAGCGCGTATCAGGGCGGTGACTACGATGTGAAGTCTGCTCTTAGTGATATGGCGTTCGGGGCTGTCGGAGGCGCATTAATTCATGGTGGGTTCGGAAGCGCGTTGCATGAGAGTGGCGTTCTGAAGCCCGACGAGTTAATGAGGGCGCAGACGCTCAAGACTGACTTTCAATCACAAGCAGCAGATATTCTTCGCCAACCAGCGCCCGTTAAAGCTGCGGCGATGAACTCGACGATTGCTGATGTTGTTAATGGTCGTCCGGCTGATCCTTCGGCAGTCATAGGTAAGGATGGGCAACCGCCCAATTTATCGCAAATTGCTGATGACAGGAAGCAACAAAATCAGAACGGCTATTCCCCCAATATGACGCCAGAAGAAATGGCGGCGGCAAGAAAAACAATTCTTCCGAATGGCCTAAAGGTTGAGCCTCAGCCCTCGCGTTTGCCGGACGATGAAATTAACCGTTATAAAGGAACGGTAAAACAGGAATTGTCGAACGCTGGCATCGAGAATGTTGACGATAGCGTTGTTCAGGAAATAGCAAGAATTAAGGCTGAGCAGATTAATCCAGAAGGTGTTGCTAAACCGCGTCCTTTGGCAAAAGTAGAGGCTGGTGAGAGAAACCCAGAATCTGTCTGGAAATCAGTTGATCTGACGCCAAAGCCCGTTGAAGTTGCACCTCGTCCTGTTCCTGTTGCAGAGCCAAGACTACCTTCTGAATTATCCAAATCCTCCCCTCGTTGGGCCGATGGTAAAGAGGTAGCCTTTAATAGTGACATTGATAAGGCTCTTTATATTGTGGGCGGAAAAGGTAAATCACCAGCGCATGACAAGTTTGTAAGTTTTCTGACTGATAAAGCTGGATTAACGAAGCAACAGATTGCACAAGGCGCATTAGATGTTCGTGAGGCCATTAAGCAAAATGCAAAGGCCAAGACAGAAGTAATCAATGTTCCGAAGGTATTTAATTCTGAAAAACCTCTTGAAATTACCGTTCCGCAAAAACGTACAGTTTCTCCATTTAAAAACCCTAATGTTATTCAACTTGCCGCTGAAATGGGCGGATTAAAGCCACATGGCGATCTCAAAGCTATGGGCGCAGAAACAGAATTTGTCCCCGGTCGTGGCAGACTTATTCGTGACACCGGGCGCAGTTTGCATGAATTAGGTCTTGAGTTGGCTGGACGAGAATATACCGGATTCGATGCACATAACCCTCCGTCAGATAACCAAGTTCTTGAGTTGATTCGTAGGGGTCTAAACGAGGATCATGTTTATTCAGAGAAAAACAGATCATCAATGGAAGCTAGAGACGAAAAGGCTGTATTGAGTGAATACCATGAAGATTTAGAGCGTCATGCTGGAGAAATGGGCATTGATACTACTGGGATGAAACCAGAAGAAATTCATGCTGAGCTTGAGAAACAGCTTAGAGAGGCGGCAGAAGAGCATAATGCTCTTGATTTGCTAGATAAAGAAGATCCATCATTACAACGAGATTACTATCCAGATATGGAGGATATTCATGCCAATGAAACCGTCCCGACTAGCGCACATACAGCAGATGAACCAGAAATCAGCGCAGGCGATGAGCGATCCGAATTTGAAGCCGGAAACGAGGGAGGCATTCAAGGCTCTGAACAAGTCAACTCAGAGCTTGCTGGACGCGGAGCCGAAGGTGCAAGAGCCGACGCAGGACGAACAGGCACAGATGATGGGCCAACAGCAAGCGGCGCAAGCGGTGAAGTAGTTACAAAAGGCGATTTATATAAATTACCCCGTGAATCTCTGGAACAGATGCGTGATGAAACGCATTTATCTGACCATGAGAAACTTATAAAAGCCCTTGGAAGCGATGAAGAAGCCAAAAGGTTTAATCGCCTTGTTCGGCAGTCCGAAAGCATGGATCATGCCCGTGCCGACAAAGCCAGCAAGGAACTTGGTGAGATAGAGGATAGGCTAACCCCCGAACAACAGAAACTTGTTTATGGCATTGGCGATACTGGCGCAACGAAAGAAGATTTGGATGAGTTAATAAAGGCTCACAGTGACATCACTTTCACGCCGCATGATGATATTAAAGACATTGGATATATCGGAACCCTTGGAATAAGGAAGATGCTGCCAGAGGAAATTCTATCTGTCAAAGAAGGTAAGGCTTCTATTGCGGCTCAGGCCGCACTTATAAGGTTCAAGGGTGCGTTGGATGAATTGAGAGACAGGGGATTAACCATAGAGGAATCCTTTAAGGCAATGGCGCAGGGGATGTCTGAAAAGTCAGGCATGAGCATAGGCGACGCAACTGATTTTGTCCGTGATTTTTCTAATGCGGTAAAAGAAAGATCAGAAGAAAAACCCACAACCTTCGAGCCAGCAAAGAATGTCGCAGGAGGCGGAGAGCAAGGTGTCCTAAGCGGCATGGAGAAATCCGCTAAACAAGCCATGCAAGCGCGTGGCGACAAGATTAAGCCAAATGTTGAACAAAAACCTGCCGATGAAGGATTGTTTAAGAGTGCAATCGGCGGCGGCGATGAATTGGATTTACGCATTGCCGATGCCGAGAGAACAATCAATGCTTCTGGAATGACGGTCGAAGAACGAGCTGATATTCAGCAAGCCTATAAAGAAGCTGCGGATGCAGATAAAGTTTATTCCGATAAAATGAAGGAACTTGGGCAATGCCTAGGTGAAAATGGGGTTGGGTAATGGCGACTTGCAGCATGGAGCGTGGTGAGTTTCAAAAGGCTATGCGTGACGCGCAGGAAGCCCGTGAGAAGAAGATGGACGCGCTGGATTCTGCTGTTAAGCGCGACAGGATTATGACAAAGATTTTTGGCAATGGGGGCATAAAGAATGCGGCTGAAACGCTCCACGCATTGTTACGCGGATCGTTCAAGAATGTTAATGAGGCTGCGAACAGCATTCAGAGCAAATGGATTTCAAAACGCGGTCAATACAGCACGTTATTTGGTGAGGAATTACGAAAGGCAAATTTGACTAAGGCTTTTAATTCTGGCTTGATGGACAAAGACACATATACTGCAATGTATAAATTGCAGAACGGTGAGAAGATAGGAAATTCCCCCGTTTCTACATTGGCAAAGTTGATTGTCCAGTTCACCGATGGTGCGCGTGATGATGTAAATGCCGTTGGCGGAAGAATTAAGGACGCCCGTGATTATGCAATCGCAACAGATCACAGTTCTGAAAAGTTACGCGCTGCTGCGGGTTCTGGGAAGACATTGGATGAAGCATTTAATGCTTGGTATGGCGATGTAAAACAATGGATGTCGCCCAAAACATTCAGGGGCGATATGCCAAAAGCAGGTGAATCTGCCGCCGATATGCAAATGCGCTTGATGCGCGATATGTATGACAGCCTCTACACGGGCGTTCATGAAAAGGTTGGTTCTACCGAGAGCGGGTTCGTTCCCAAGGATTTTGAGAATACAAAGAACGTGTCCAATCAAGTTTCCGCGCATCGTGCGATAGTCTGGAAAGACGGCGAATCTGCTTATTCCTATTCCCAGAAATACGGCAAAAGCCCCAATCTGGCTACAACCGTTGCAAATATCTTTGATCGCATGGCACGGGCTGGCGCATTGATGGAGCAATTCGGCAACAACCCAATGGCTAATCTTAACATGGTTATTCGTCGCGTTGAGGAAACGTATAAGAGCGAAGGGGATGACGTAAGAAAATTTAGAGATCAGGCGAACAACATTCGCAACGAGATGGCATTACTCGACGGAACTGCCAACATCCCGTACAACATGGGATTCGTTGCAAAAGCTGGCCCCGCGCTTCGTGCGTTTGAGGGTACTACGA